AATTCTACTGGTGTGTTTGGTGCCAGAAATGACCCTTATGTAGTAGTGTCTTCTACCCCGTGCCCCGTAGGGCGACGGGTTCGGGGCTACGCATTATCTCGCCCGCTTGGCCTTGCCCTTGCGAACCACGATATAGCCAGCGGCTCGCAGGCAACGGATGGCTGTTCGTGCTTGGCCAAGCAGGGGTGCGACTCGTTGACGTTCACACCGCTTCTCATATCGCTCCCAAAACTCTTGCTCCGATAACCAACGGGTTTTGAGCAGGGAGTTCATCACGAGGTTTTGCAATTGCGGGTGCATCTGGCAATCCTCCGTTGTGGGCCCCGCGAGATTGCGGGGCCCGGGGTGGTGGGGGCTAGCGTCCCCTGATAATACAGCCCATACCTTCGATGGCAACAATTCGCGTTTTCTTCAACCGTTGCGTGTACGCCGTACCATTCTCGTCTACTTCGACGACCTCGACAAATTTGGGGGAAGCGTCTCGAACCGCAACGACCCGCCCGGTGCATCCGTAGTTATAAACTATCACGTCGTCAGCTTGCAGCTCGCCGGCCGGCTTGCCGAAGTGTGCCCCGATGCCTTGCAGCCAGGTGGTTGGTTTGGTCGTTTGTGTCTGACTCATTTTCTCGTCCTCCGTTGTGCTCCTAGGAGCGGGTTCAGTTAACGGTCGCCTCAATCTTCTCTCGTCGTTCGCCTTTCGTCGTCATCGTCTCGCTCCATTCCAGTACGAGAAAACCCCATGTTTCGGATCTATATAAACCAACCATAGACTATCCCCCAACCAAATTACCGCAGTGTTTACAAGTCGTCGAACTCCAGTCACTTATTATGGGTGTGAACTCACTGCAATAACCACAACGAACCGTCCCAGTTGACTCACAGTATTTGCTCTCGACAGTCTCCACCCAATCCCCCCAAGAAGTCAAGCAGAGTATTCCATCCTCCTCCAAAATGGTTGTGGTGTAGGTGTCCCCCGTGTTGATATAGTAAGCCTTTCGACCAACCAATTCAACGATCTCAACGCCGAACGTGGCATGAATCCACCCGGCCCGGGTTAAGAAACGCTGGCAGGTATCAAGTAGGTTGATCCTCCTACGTTGATTAAGCCAATTGGTAAATCGAATAGCCATTTCACAGGCATTGTCGAACTCACCACAAACTCGACGTGTGGTTGCAGACTGAATCATCATGTAACTCCTACCCACTAGTAGATTTGGTGCCAGAGAAATTCACACTAGTCCATCCACTTAGTAAGCTCGTAGTAGGCTTGCAGGTCTTGGAAGAGCCCTACTTGAATCAACTCTTGCACAAATCTTGCGTGATTGATCGGATGAAAACCCAGATATTCGATCTGGGTTTTTTTCTTTCTATCGTCTGTAGTGGTCATGAATATCATCGCCAAACTGACAATTGCTTGATCAGGGTGCCGATGAGATGTGTGGGCGATCATTTTCATTTCAAAACTCCCTAGTGAAAAGGTACTGGTGCCAGAGATGGGGTCAACCCATTAAGTTGTTCAAAGCGTCCCACGCCCGATGTTGAGAAGCACAAGTATCATCACAGTAATCCAAACTACCATGACAATTACTACCACACCATACACATTCATTCTCGTGTACCTTGTTATAGTGACCCTTTTCAAATGTTGCGTGATTTAACTTGCTGTAAGAGTTCATCTTCGTCCTTGTTGACCTCCAGTGAAAAACCCCATGGGGCAAATCAAAATTGGATAGCCGACCAACCCCGCAGCATAACGGGAATTCGTTGTACAGTCACCCGAATCAGATTATCAGGATAAGCATCTTGATCGACCATAACATAACGGTCAAAAGCGCATCGCGCTTGACTGATAGCTGCTTCAGGGCTCGCAGCTAGAACGTGGTACGGGTGCTGACCGAACGGAGTAGAAATAACCACCCCGTATAGACCGTAACGACAAACCCCCCCGTTTTCTTCGTCATGTCCAACTAAAGACAGTTGAAAATCCCCTTGATCTTCGGCGACCTTCAGAGTAGAAACGTCAGAAGACACAACTCGATAAGCGGTCATTTCAAAACTCCATAAAGAAAAGTAACCCCAATGGTGCCAAAATGACACCAGTAGATTTGGTGCCAGAAAAACTCACCCTATCAGGTGAAACAACCTCAAAAACCATAACCAACGTTTTCGCCGTTGTCGACGAAGTTTGACACATAACATTGCGGGGGTTTCCACCTCCACAATCCATCGCTGAAACCCAGATCGAAAAAACATTGAACTATCCCAATTAGAGACACAATCAATAACAAATCGTCAATGTCCCAACGGATCAGTCATCTCTTTTTGAACGTCGGCAAATTCCCAACCGTTATCACGGTCACAATCCCCCGCATCGTAGCCTCGATTGTAATTGTCACTCCCTGATGAATCGTAATCGTGACCGTTCAGACCGTCTGCATAGCCTCGTTCGTATTCGCTGGTCATTTGAAAACTCTCTGGTGAAGAAATTCTAGTGGGTAAAGTGGCCTTCAATACAGTTGATTTTCCATAATCCCAAGAGACAAGCCCCAACCACCACCAACAGAAAAACTACTGTCAAGCTTTCCATTGTCTCTCCATTACTCCAGGATATTTGGGTGCCAGAGAAATCCACCGATCGACTAAAGCCCGGGTATCGGAATTGAACCGATCAACGTCTGTGCGCCTACCGTTTCCCAGGATACCCCCTGAATGGGGGTGATACTGTGCTTCACAGCAAAGTAAAGTATTGAACCCACAAGCTACCAGGCTTTGTACTGGACACCACCCCAGGGCGGGGGAGGTTAGCTTTTCAGACATGGCCACCTAACCAGGGGGTCCGACCGCCCACCAGGATTTTCGTAGTCCTGGTTGCTTGTCGGTTCTTGCCGATGTTCACGCCATTCGAGTTGTCAGAGAACACCCCCCGAAGGGGAGGCCGGGGGACCCCCCGGGCAAAACCCAGGGCCCCCGCCTAAATGGGGGAGGGAAGGGGGGAGCGTCTCACATCGTGTCCCTTCCCTCAGACCAATGAATTGTACAATTCAAGCGCCCGGATTACAAGAGGAAGAAGAAAATTTTGTTGGTCGACGTAAACCCTTGTAGGGTAACGAGTTGAGCACACAAAAAAAGCCCGGTGGTCCTTTGGGACAACCGGACATTTTGGCTGGTGTGACACTACTTAACACCCCCTTGGGGGGGGGGAGGTGATTCTACTCCTCCCATTCAATACTAGCCCCCCGATTGTAGTAATTCCACAACTCCCACCAATGGGTGGGATCTACTACCTCTGAAGAGGAAATCAATCGGACCGAATTATCTGCTACTCCTACCAACATTAAACCTTTGGACCCCGTGACTTTTAACACCACTGATTTTGAGTCCTTTAATGAACGATATTCAATAAAAGGATACGGGGCAATACCAACTCTACATCGAATCCACCTACAAAGTTTTGAGTAGATCCATTTCCACATTAGTAGTTACCCTCCCCAGTTTTTGTCTGGCATCCGATTTTACTAAAGACTTGCAGGGCGACCGTGACCCGCCTCTGTATGTCTAATACGATATAGACCAGGTAAATCAATTCCTTTAATCTTGTGAGTCTTTACCATCTTAGTACGAAAAGCCCTATCACAACTACACGCAACAAACTCACCATTAGTAGGTCTCATCCATTTTGAGTCACCATGCAAATAACCATACTCTCTAGCGTAATCTCCTAATACAATTTGGACACCGCCAATGGCTCGATTGTACTTTTTGGTAATAAATTCGCTGGGGTCAATAGTAACTATTCGAGGAATACCTCCAACAAACCGAGATGCTTTGTCACCCGTAGCATGATTCCGATGAATCATAATCTTTTTAGGATAAATCATACCCACGTTTTCAGGCCACTCGAATTCAGTTAACCGATCGATTATTCTTTCTCGGAAACACTGATCAACATCCGAAAACCAAATTACATCGGCTGCCGATGATTTAGCTGCCCTATCTCGTCCAATAGCACGCCTCCCGAGTTCACCCGCAGACAATGGCACCACCACCAAATTGTCGCCTAGTATTGTACTAGCCCACCTTAAAACATTCATTGTGGCATGATCTGAAACCGTTGCACACACAACAAGAACCACACGACAACTTCTCTTCGGTTTGTTTAGTACCAATGAAGATACTTGATAACACAAAGCATCTGCATAGTGTGAAAGATTTTTAGCATAACAATGTGACACTATTTCAATCAACATCCCATTTCTCCCTGGTCATTTGATCCAAAACAAATTCGTAGTCGTCCTTGGTGTTTATTGCCCTTGGTACATAATCCCCCATTGAAATTGCGTGAATCTTATAGCCTCGTTCAATCCATGACAATTGCTCTAACCCCTCGACCCGACTGTATTCTGATGGTACATTCCTAGTACAACCATGCAAGAGAGACGGATTGAATGAGTAAATCCCTACGTGTAATCCAGCTAATGGTAAATTTTGTCTAGAAAACCAATGACACAATCCATTGGAATACACTACTTTCACACTGTCAGATAATTCCTCGGTGTTATTACAACCTACTAAAGTTCCAATAACTGGGGTGGTAAACATAAAATTGACAGCGTTAACAAGCATTGGATTGTACTCATCACATTGCCAATTGATAATCACATTAAAACGATCATCTTGGTTGATTTGTCTTATAATTTCATCACATCGATGAGTTCCAGTAAGATGATCTGGTCTAGTCGGCCTCCATATCAACTTGTGGTCCTCACAATAACCACAAATTGCTCTGTCGGGTGAAGCTACTACAACATAATCAGCAAGGGTTTGTAGAGCTAAATCATATACTCTATGAATTAAAGCTTTTCCTTTCATATCCAATAAAGGTTTTCCTGGCAAGCGTTGACTTCCCATTCGTGCCGGAATTATCACTATATTCTTTTGCCCCCGGTCATCACCCACATCTATTGGTTTTGGTGATTTATCAAAAATAGTCGAACTCATCTGAAATTTCCCTTTCAGCTTCTAGAGTTTGATTTCTAAGATAATCATTCCAATCAGGACATTCTATTAGTGTAGGTATATCAATGGTTTCCAATCGATGTACCATAGAATTAACTAATTCCAACCCACTAAGAAAATCACCAAACGCATCGGGCATATCCTCTATACGCATTCGTGTATCGCAATCATACTGATTGAAAACTCCTGTAATTGCCCCTGGTTTTATGGTTAAATACGAAGATACAAAACGAACAAATCCCCGATTTGGATTATCCAATCCCTTTGCGAATGTTTCCAATATTGGGCAAGTAGAACCCGACAACAATTGTAAATAGACCAATCCTAACCAATCACACGGATTTCGTACCAATGAAACTCGTAACCTACTGGTCGGTTTTTTCAATAGGGGAAATTGTCCTGTAGCAAAGTGAGGAGCTGTATGACCAAAACCAATAACTCTACAAGCTTCAACAAACCAATCAGCCCCCGTTTCTGGGGGTGTTGCAAATACAAAATGGTTGTAGTTAATCATAACTATACCTAAAAAAATCAATGTCTTTTTGATAGATTTTCGTCACTATATCAACTAAATCATCATCATACCAATCCTGATATTTCCAACTAACCCGATTGGATCGTTTTATATGGGGTAGTGTGGATTCTGTTAAACTCAACATTTTCATCAGTAACGCCCAATCACGAGACAATTCTTCAAATTGTCCTATGAAGTCTACTCCCCATTGTAACCACTCTACTTGTTGATTTGCTTGGGACCAATCGTGAACACATCGTTTCCCCAATGGATGAACAAAATCCCCGTCTGCTATCTTATAAACAAACTTCGTAAAAGACCCCAAATAGTTGTTTGACTCCCGATCTCGTCTCTGCTTCAGTCGATACCCTCTCAAATATTCGTACAGAGAAACTAATCGATCCCATGGGTTACGAACAAAGGCAAACTTCAAACAACTATCAAACCACTCTTGGGTGAAAACTCCTCTCTTCAGTAATAACCCTACTGAGGTATGCTGAGTAGTCGTCCACCAAACGGTAGGATCACACTTAGGGTGGAGTGAGTAGGTTAAATCCTGATAGCTTGAAATATGGGTTTTAGCCCATCTATTCATAGATGTTCCCGCCGTCCTTGGAACATGAATAAAAATTACTTGACGCATTATACTACTACCCACCATATTCCATTTAAAGCAACCGCACCATTCTGAATATTCTGCTCCTCACAAAATTCATCTATGGCATAACGAACTCCTGGAAACCTTTCGTTTCTGTAATCATGCACACAAAATAATCCACCTGATCGTACTAGTGGAAAATAGACCCTGAGAGATTTACGGACGGCGTCCAGTAAATGAGAGTCATCTAAGAAAACAAAATCAACTGGGGTAGGAATTGATTTGACTGCTTCCAATCGGTCCATTTGCAATATAGTATATCTACTTGGGTTAAATCTACTTAACTCTTTTTCTGCTGATAAATGGACCTGCAACATATTTTCCGATGAAATCCCGCATTGAATATGACCATCCCCCAACTCCCAGGTATCTACTAAATACATCTTCAAATGGGGAAAACCATCCAGTAAATAACTGCTAATCTTAGCGTGCCATACCCCTACCTCCACTCCCACCTTAATCGTTCGATCATACCCTAGTTGATCATCTCTTTCAGATGGTTGGATATGTAAATCAAGAAGTTCTTGTAAACGTTTAGCCCTAATCTTTGCTTTTAAGGGGGGGATCGAACTCATAATTAAACCTCATAATGTCATCACTATAATATAAAGACACTAACGCTTGATCATCATCTGTGTAATATGATCTGTAGTCTTTTCTGGTTTTTGTTGTGTTTTCTCTCAAAAGTTTCTTACAGGGTATTTCAATTAAATCACAAATTATCTTCCAATCATCCTCTAACGACTCAAATTGACCAACGTAATCAACCCCCCACTGTAACCACTCTACTTGCGGTCGGGCTTGAGAAAAACAACGTACATTACGAATCCCAAGAGGCTTAACAAATTTCTGACTCGATTCGGTTACAGCCCTTACAAAATCCGAAAAGCAACCCAGTGTTTTCGTACTGTCCGCATTCGGTTTAGTTTTAATTCTGAAACTTCGGAGGTATTCGTACAGAGAAACTAATCGATCCCATGGGTTACGAACAAAGGCAAACTTAAAAGAATTACTCCACCAATCAACCGTTACTATTTTTCGTTGAATTAAATCAGAAACCGAACGATGCCCTATATCTGTGAAATCTGTATTTGGTGTCCAAACATTACAGTGATTTCTCTGGTAGGTTATTCCCTCCATTTGTTCAACCGTACGAGTAATGGAGGTGCCAGCCGTCCGAGGAATGTGAATAAGTATGGTTGATTTCATTTAGTCCCCACTAAATTATTGGGTGAAGTCATCACCAGGAGTTTTTGTCTCATACGCCGTTTCTTTACTTTTTTACGGGCTTTCTTCTGTAAAACATTATTTACACAAAAACCACAACGATTAAATAAACCTACAACATAATCCACTGACCTACAATTTACGTGGTGGTGTCCCCTTTGTCCCGGTGTTGCCCAAGTAACTATCACCCCATCCTTACAAGCCCGGGTGATATTTTCTACTACAATCGACTCAAACTCAGCGGGGATGTGTTCACCAACCTCTGTAAATAATCCCCAATGACAAATATTCTTTCTCAGAAAATTGGTATTGGGGACACTCAAATCACAAAATTGCACTAGTCCTTCCGATAATTCCTCTACCCCTTCTCCTCCATCCAATCCAAAAGCCGAATACCCTAGATCACCCAAAGCCTGAACGTATCGACCTGTACCAGCTCCAAACTCTATAATGGTTTGTTTGGGAGGTACAATCAATCCAATGGCTTCAAGCAACTCCGTTTTTTTCTTTTTTGTACGACGTTTCATCATACCGTAAGAGTATCCACCCAAAGCCCGACTGTTCATAATTAACTCTTAGTGCTTGTGAGAGAAAACTGCATCTGGTTTGGTTACCCCTAAACTCTTGACTAGGGATCTACGAGTAGTCATTACAACGGGGTCAAAGTTGTCATACAATTGTTGTAGAGTCATTTCCCCAAAGCGTTTATCGATTGAATACGTTATGGTATGTTCATCTCCTACTTTATTTTCCTGGGATAGCTCCTCATAATCTTTTAGGAACAAATCCATTAACCTACTACTACTAACATAGATAAAACATCCAAACATACCAATACGAGGACTAATACGATTCCAACCATCACCACTAACACTTCTCCACCAATAGTGATTATGCTTCTTATAGCGTATTTGAGGCATCTGAAGAATTCGACCTAATCCGTCGTGACTTCTTACCACATTCAATACATCATCAGGGTCAAATGGTTTAAGAATCTTCACGTCAAAGTCTGTATAAATAATATCCGGCGAATCCTCCAAAGCTAAACGCATTAGGTACATTTTATTCCATGACCATACTCCACCACTTTCCACCGGAAGAGGTTCATTTCCACACTGCCTAATATGCAAAGCCCCCAGAGAATGGAGTAAATTTGTTGCTTGAATTCCCAAAGTATAATAAACAATTGTCTTACGAACAAAATGCCGCCAAAATTCAGGTTTGTTGCTATCAAAAGAATTGTCCAAATCCTTTAGTATTTTCGGTCTAGTTTCACTGAAATCAGAACCATACAAAACTCGTATGTAACTCATTCTATCTATCCTTATTCTTCGGACGATACACCTTGATCGGACTGGTCTTTTTACAGAATGGAGTTTTCTTAGGTGGGGGAGATACCCCTAAAAATCTCGACAGTCGTTTCCAAAGTGTCGAATCTACTTCAGTAAAAACATTCACTACTAATAATCTATGGGTACCTTCAAAATAGCGAATCACACTTTCCGAATGACAAACAATCCCAGCCCGAGTTTCCTCTAGGGTTGGTCGCCTATCCAAACCAAACAACACTTGCCGACTCAAAATTCTACGTCGATTGTCGTTGGTTGTTCCTTTAGCGTGTTTATAGTAGGAACTGCTCCAATCGTCCAATGGTCGTTGAGGTAGAATAAACTTGGCTTCCGGATAATCCTCAGCTAATTGCTTCCAATGAATAGATCCCAAGTGACCTGAGTAATCATATTGGCTGTAAACCACTAAATCGGATCTACCTGATCTTGCTTTCGAGAAGAAATCCTCCACGCATTCCAAACAACCTCCAGTACCGTGCATCCCGTAAAATCCTAACTTGCTTACCGCTTGCCAAATACTACGACTAGCAGATCGCCCCATCCCTATTTCAAAAAATTTACAAGGACCCCCCTTGGCTGGTTGTCCCAAATGAATGGGACACGCCCATGGGGCATTTCTAATCTGGTTGGATCGCCGATTCCCCATTTTTCTTCTCCACTACTAAAATTACACTATACTTGGTATCACGATCACAGTAGATCAAATCTACTACATGACCAACCTGATTCATCAAATAGATGTATTCATGTAGACTAGCACCAAAACAATCTCCACCCCTACTTGGTCTCTTCCTAGCCTTCTGAAGCAAATGACCTACAGTCCATTGAATGAACAATAACCCACCGTCGACCAATTGATTCAACCAAACATCGAGGGCCCTTCCAGGCATAAACGTATGATCTAGACTATTGGAAAAAACAAAATCAAATTGTCCAACCCATATGGGGTTAAGTTGGTGAAAATCCCACTGAATAACTGATGACTCCAAAGGGTTCAAATCAGTACCAATTATTTTTGCATCGGGAAAATATTCTTGGAATCTCCGTACCTCAAATCCACAACGGGCCCCGTGACACAAACCCCAACGTGGAGTCAATGACCTACTAAGTAAAAACGAACCAATTGCTTCAATTTCTTGTATAAAAACACTGGGGGTTCTTCGTTCTCCATGTCGATTTGATCCACGAATCTGAACCCTAACATATTTCTGGTAGCTCTTGAATCGTCGAGTGAACATCACTATCTCTTTCTCTAATTACCTTGGCCAGCCGTTTATTGTTTACTGATCTCCACCAATCAGTCACTCCACCTACATTGTTCACACAACACTCTTGAAACAACTCCATCCAATGGTGATGACCCTCTGGAGCTTTCTCTGGTCTAACGTTACTATCTCCATGATAATGCCAAACTATCACTTTATCTTCGGGTAGATCAGGCATCCAATTTCGCCGTACACTACAGTTAAACCTCCCATCTAACCACACTCCCATTTTCTTTTGAGGAACGAATTTTGCCATAAGTATATGCAAAACACACTCATCAGCAATGAAAATATTTCTAGCGTTCCAGGTCCATTTCTCCCATAATGGAAGTACCTCAGAATCAGGACGAGTTGCCCAAACACCCCCATTCACACTAACAAATTTACTTACCAGTATAGCTTCTACAAGATTTTGGTCTACGTCACAGTCTCTAAGCTTCCCCACCCTATTCTGAATCAACTCACCATCCGTAGTCCAGTTTGAAAATCGTGTTGCACAGAAACCCCAATCATTAGCCCATACAAACAATGGATCAAACCTACCGTGAATTGAGGTATCTGCATCTAAATACAAATACAATCCATCACCGGGAAACCTCTGGGCTATTTGAATCTTGTTAAGAAACTGAGCATTTTTACCCCTGTATGTTGGTTCCTCCAAAATTACATTGATTGGAAAAGGCCAATCCCATTCTTTTGCTATCCGTTGTGCAATCTCAAATGATTCTGGCCACGCAAAAATACTAACGGGAAGAGTATTATGATTTGCCAGTGTATAAAGAGAAACCACCAAATAGGGTAAATGAGCTGGGCCCGACATCACATAGAAAATCTCATTTTTCAACATTGCGGTTCTCCGATTGAATTCTTCGACTACGCAAGTATCGACTTAACTTTTCGTTTTGGTCGACTAACCACTCCAAATAATCTAATGGTGTATTATCCCGGGTGCGTTTTGCATATACACCAAATCCTACTAATTTCTTCCCAAATTTCTGGGCTTCAGTGTCGGTCATTGCTTTTGAGTCAATGTCCGTTGTTTTTAACTCTCGACGAACTCTTCGCCAAAACCCTAACTGAAAGTCTGTAGACATTTCCATCAAGTCTTGCAGACAACTCTCCACATATTTTCTACCGTCAATTCTATCCTGATCGTCATCCGTCAGCATTAGATTTCCTATCTGTAGCCTTATCAACGGCTTCTTGAATTCCCTTAAAAGTACCTCTGTGAACCCACCCCCTTTTTTTCATTCCTACCCGTACAATTTTCAGACCAAGCCTTTTAGCTAAATACCACATATATCCATCCTGGGAAGGAACCGGTAGAGTAAATTCCTTGGGACCTTTGCATGTAGTAAACGCTAGTAGTGACACTACTCTAGTAAATTTAGTACCAAAAAAAGCACACCATGATATGATTCTCTTATGACTCACACGAGATGACATAAGATGAGCGGGTGCGAGTTTTAGTGGATCAGTTTCTACCAATCGTTTAGGTAATTTCTTACTATTTAATTCAACCCATCGATCCAAATTGAGCATCTGATCCGCAGGTTTGGTGAACCCCCACGGGTGACTAACAATCGATGGGAACTCTCTAAACCACTCTGGATCGATCCAATCATCATTACCAGCAGCCGTGGTATCCACATCCAATTTCAGCCAATAAGGAGTAATTACCTGGGCTCCAGCAATATAAACGAACCCCGACAACATTTTATGTCGTTGGTTGTTATCCCATTTTCCATTTCCCGATCCCCACCTAGAGTCATTTGAGCAGGGTGGCCACACATATACAGTTAATTGGGGGTGGTCTACTATATCTCTTACATCACTTTCATCAACCTCAAATCTATCCCGAAAAACAATCATAGGGTGATTGAGTAATGATGGTTTGTTTTGTCTCCAGGTTGGCCATGTTAGAGCTAATTGATCCAAGTGTTTTTGGTCTACACCACAAACTGTAGTATAATCAAAATCTTTTCTCATAACTTTATTATCCCCCCTGGTTCTATTCTTTCTATATCCTGAGCATCTAGTACCGCCCAATACAACTCGATTGCTTCTCCATCTTCTACTCCTTCAAACTGGTGCAAAACACCTGGAGGAACATCGGACACCTGCCCCGTTTGTATTGTCGTCTCATCGATTTTCATTTCATTAGGGGCAATATCCTCATCATGAAATATTCTAATCTTCAAAATTCCACTAATAACAACGAAACGATTCCACTTAATGTGATGTATATGCTTACTACAATAAGCCCCAGCTCTAAATGTAATCTTGTGACACTCAACTCCATTGTAGGCAAAAATTAACTGAGTAAATCCCCAAATCTTTCCTTGACTGGGACCAATTGGGGGAACCGCAAATGTAGGCAACACTATTACCCTCCCAGATATGGACACTTTACATCATGGGTTGAAAATACTGGAACATTTCTTATACATGACTGAAACAAATAACCATCTACATTGTTCAAATAGTATTTGGAGATAATAGCTGTTACCCTCCAACGTAATGATCTAAAAAACAATTGACACCCTAAATCAGTTTCCCTAACGAGTGATCTAATCTCCCGAACTTGTGTAGTAGTTCGACCTTCCATATAACGAGCCAAATCGTAACCATACCCCTGTCGTCTATGTTTCGGATGAATCGCACAACTTACTACATCTAAAAATGGACGGTTTATCATGTAGAATAAATACCCTACAATTCCCAATCCATCTTTCACAATAACTCGTGAAACTACACTTCGTTGTTGAGTAACTTTTAATATATCAGATTCTTTCCAAGGACCTTCAAAACATTCAACGTTTATTCTACTTACATCAGTTAAATCACCAGGGGTCATCTTTCTTACAACTGACATAAACCAAACTCCTATAGTTTTTCGTACCACTCGCTCAGATCCGGTTGACGTTCAACCCCCTTTGTAACATCCATTATCGCCTCAGAAAATGGGCAGAATGCAAACGCCCTGAGCCTACTGTATTCATAGCAATTGTAAACCTCCAAACCAAATTTTTGGAATATCCCACCAGCTTGTATTCTACACAACCAATCATTGACAACATCATACTTATTATTATCTAATTGCAGCACACCAGTTTTTTTGTTTCTCTTGTGTTCTATTGATTGTGCGAACGCATACCGACGAGTATCCGACATAGAAAAATCAGCACCCAACAAATAGATTCGACTCACCCCCAAAAACTTTAGAAGTCTAATCCCCAAAAGCATGGTGTTCACACTTTTCAATTCTCCTGTACGATTTACCCCCTTATTCAAATTACCCCAACAAGCCCCATCCGATAAGAAGAAATTTTCATCTGGGATTAACCAACTATTCCGGCGAAACCCCCAGACATTGGGAGACGTATTAGTACGAATCGGGGATACCTCAAACTGTCCGGGCCCTACTTTGACTTTGATTTTACTACGATAACCCGTCATCTTGGGAGTTGGAATAAACTTCATTATTCCCGCATCAAACCAAATCGAATGACTAAACTTACTGGGGGGATCAGAACAAACAAATGACTGGGGTCTAAACCTAGAGTGACCCGCCATATTGTTTACACACATAGTCCAAGCCCCCCTATGATTCAATGCCTCCAAAGGAAGGTCATTGCAGGAGGGTCCACCACACGCAAGAAAAGCACTGCGACCACCCAACAAATCTCGAATTGCTGTGGTGGGGCGGCGCCGGCGGTCGATCACAAAAAGAGGGTCTAACCACTTGCGAGAAAAATGAGGATCACTGATTTGTAAACGATGATTACATCGTTCACACCCAGGATACTTTACAGTACCTTTACCCCGAACACATTTCTCTAGTAGTTGACATTTGTGAATGTGATCTTTCTGGTGTAAACGCTTAGTATCTACCCCTAGATACACACAATCCATAATAGTTCTCCCCAACTGGTTTCCCCATTGTAAATTGAACCTCAATTCAAAACAAGTTGAGAATTTAGGGACCTACCCAACTAGAAGCAAAATCATGTGAGGCAATACTACTACGTGTATGTTGACCCCGCAACAATTCCCGATCTCGAAACTCCACCGGTAAAAAAGTGCTTTGTTCGTATACTCGTACATCCCCTCGATCATTAACTACATCAGTAATCAAAGGAGGACCAATCGAATTAGGGTATTTTGGATTGAAATACACTAATAACCTCTTGAGCACATCAGATATAAACGGGTGAAATTTAATACATCCTAATACCCCATTGCAACAATGACCATCCTCCGAAGCCTTTACAGCAAAAGCAGAACAATCAACAATACTATCTAAACAACGAAGCGGTTCAAAGTCAACGTCTAGATATACTCCACCATTTTTGTAGAGAATCCAATACCGAAGCAAATCCACTTGTTGGGCAGGTTTTGAACATCTATCATAAATATAATGTAAAACCTCCGGAAGTATTCCCCGGAGGTTTCCCTTCCACAACTTATAGTCCCATTCTGGGTGCATTACTTTCCACTTTTCACACCAATCTCTATACTTTGAAGGCATCTCATCATCCCCTACCCAAATCTGGTGTATTTGTTTAGGAATACTTGGAATTGGATCTACTGCCAAATCACGCTCTATGAAAAATATAGGTTGGAGGTCGAGCCGGTGTTTTTTTTGGAATAGAGGTAGCTCACTACGTCGAATACGAAAACGAATATAGATGGGATTCAACTTTCGTACGTGACCAAATATACAATCAGGAGTGTAAAACACCCCTATTTTTTTCTGTATACAATCAAGAGCCCAATCAGGGTGCTCAAACCTAATTTTGAACTGAGGGTCCCACTGACAATTCATTAGAGTTTCTCGTCTAGCAACAAAACAATTATTTGTCATGTCCACTCGACGATAACGAACACCCCCAGGACCAACTCGCCAAGCCGTACGAATTGGCATAACACATAAAATCCTCTTCCCTTCTGGGGTCCTTTTCATTATCAATTGTGCATTAAGATTCTGTGGAGTTGTTCCATCAAACCTAACGCACGCCGACAATATATCTACATCGGAATCACTATCCAAGCATTCAATCATTATTTTCAGATTGGTCTCTTTACTTATTACCATATCATCGTCTATTAGTACAACATATGGTTCGGATGCTTCTTGAATCAGCCGGTTCCGCCCGGCAGACAACCCAACATCAAAACTCTCTTGTATCCATTTCACCCCGGGGGTTGATCGAACCCACTCGGCATCTGGAGGGTATTTGGGGTCATCCTGAAAACTGTCGTCTACTATAGTGATAGGTACATTTGGATAGTGTAATCGAATTGATTCAACACAACGCCGTAAACACCCAAATCGTTTGAAACTCTTGATTAAAAATTCTAGGTCTTTCACCTCAGAGGATAATTTTGTAGGTTGAAGTTCTTTAGTATGAACGGCCTTTGATCGGTCTACGTGAGCTACCGCATTCATAAATTGACGTTCGGTAGGACCCAAGTCTAAATACTCTACAATGCGATTTAACTCTGCTAATGGTTCTACTAACAAATCATGGATTTGAACCACTAGATGATCCCGACCCTGGAGAAAATCAGTTTTTCTTTCTTGTAACCACCTCTGGAGTTTCGCACACTGTTTTCGACTGGCCCTAAATCTGAGATTTTTTGTGTCCGATGATCTGGTTGTCAAGGACCGGATTGACTCGTCAATTGGACGTTCTAGGCTGATTATCTTCATGGGTTGATTTGTACTAGCAAAATCAGCTATCAATGCACATAAGTGTGGATACTTCATACCATAGTGTTGACCATTTGCGTCATAACGATGTACTGATAACCAATCAAGGAACCATCTTACTCTGGATTTAGCACAATTATACCCTAAACCCATGGGTGTTAGGGTCCGGGTTGGAAAGGGCAGTGCGTTTTCACAAAAATGAGCAAGCTTTGAGTCTTCTCCTCCTTGGGTATTTTGGCCCATATACACCCCAAGTTTCTCTAAGCATTCAGCCACACAACTAGATAGTGTCCGGTGAATCCCCAATACAACAATTAGAGGAAAATCACCAGGGGTTGTATTATCTACAGAATTTGAATCAGCGTTACAATTCCGACTTGCATTTACCTTTAGGGGAGATAAAGTACATCCTTTTCGAGTACAATGCCACAACCCATCGGGCTTTTGCTTTAGAGTGCAATCAATCATGTATAAATCCTCACAGAAGCACCAGCCGATCCCGCCCAATTAGTATTTGACATATACCCCAATACCTTATCAAAATTGGTGCAATCCAAAGGCGCCGAGTATGGACCCCCTCGAAATAAAGCACCGAATCCACAACCACCCACCCCACTAATGAAAAAAGTAATATAGGTCATGAACCCCCCACCAGTAAAAGACATTGAAAGTGATGCAAAAGTAGGATAATTATACTCCCAACCAATAGTCCCTAGTAAACAAGCATTACCAACTTTACTTAAAACCTTGGTGCCATTGGGATTACACCTCGGAGTCGACAAATATTTTTTACCAAACAGCCCACACCCAAAATCTAGAGCCTCGGGAAACCCCGATAACTCTGCATAATAAAAATTATTGTGTACTCCACACCCATCACACGGTCCCCTAAGTAAAGCATCCTCAATATCATCATTGTAGGTTGTTGGTGACGATCCATTGGAACCCGACAAAGTAGCAGTTAACGGAGCATAGTCCGGTGCGACACTTGTTTTTGTGAGATTAACCGAAAAATCGGTGCAGAAAGACTCTCGTTGATAATCACTAATATAAGAAAGGGTATACTTATTCCACGATGGTATTCGTACCCCCATATAATAACCATAGTAACCATGACACCCAGTATAAACCTCAAACAAACGATCTCCAACATCTGGAGTACCAAAACACCCTGGATATACAACACAAGTAAATAAATCACTGGCCCACTTACAAGCAGTAAAATCAACCGTCCAGGGATCTTGATCTAAAGGCCATGATGACTCAGCACATTCAACCCACGGGATGTAGTATGTTTTATTGTGACAACTACAAGGGTAACCCGAAGAAATATTTACCCAATCCGAAAAACTTAATGCCACACAATCAGGAGTAGTCTCCCGGAAGTGCCGACAATCAGAATCACATGTACGACAAGCCGGAACATCCAAAGCAAACCCACCGGGATTAGAACCCCGGTACATTGCTTTACCATTATACAATAAAGCTTTTTGCTTAGGCATTAGTAACTACAAGGATCAATACAAGAACTCCAAGCAATAGCAGGTAAACCAATCCACCTACCTCCAGCATTCATCGATTGTCCTGTACTTCCTGAACTTTCGGGACTCCCCGAACTTTCTTCCTCCACTTCATAAGATGGGTCCCAAAAACATAGGACCTCGTCCCCGTCATTGGATGGTACATTAAATATATTGTACACTTGACCTGGATTACTAGGGGATACTCCCCCACTTAAATAAAGGAATCGAAAATCACTGATTAGAAATATTGAATCTGTAGCTTCTACTCCACCAGACTGATCTACTACAGCAACCCCACAAGCAAATCCTCCCAGTGTTGTTGTTGGACTATCTGGATACTTAAATGGTATAAACATACCACGTTGTTCATCCCAATAGCAAGAGTACCTTTGCCCCATTATCAGTTGTAACTCTACCCCATTTGAATCTATTGGGTACTCTTCACTACTAGTTTCCCAAGATTCCTCGTTGTGATTATAATGAAACCACCTACCTAAATAATGATGGGGGATTTCAGTTGTTCCCCCTGAACTACTAGATTCATCTTCAAGTGTAGCCGATGCCGTAACCTCAAAAAGACCCGTATCCCCCGGAACCTCCCCAGTAACACCAGAAACCACACCTGCATGTCGAACACTAAGCGACCCTCGAAAACACTGGTGAACCATTCTCTCTACCATTATTCGTAGAGGTTCCCAATCTTTTGAGGCCGATAGTCCGTCGCCACCTTTCTTCTGGGGTAACCGATCATTCATACTATGGCTCAAATATCTCGTTTAGAATCGTTTCTTCATAAAGATACTGACTATTTATCTTAATCTTTTGCCAACCATAACCGGGTCTGTAAAGATGGTAGTGTGTTACTTGAACTGGTGTTGCATCTACACCAGGACCCTCAAAATTCTTCTCTAGAAATGACATATCCAACGTTACAGGAGATTGTCCAGGGTATCCACCCCTCCAAGTAAACTGTTGAGAGAAAGAAAACCCTTGAAATAGTATAGTATGTGGTGGAGCCCCAAAAAAGAAAGCAAACGAAGCTTCATTAACCTTTCCCAACTTCGTACGTAGTCTAGGCATCAATGTAGAGTAAAACCATTCGTAGGGTATTTGGGGCCAACGACATTGGTACTCTATCATCGACGAGGTCACAACCCCGGACACATCACGCTCTGTTACTGCTACACTATTTGCATCAGTTACTTCATCTAACCAAAAACTCTCTTTACTCCGGGGTTTTGACGTTAGAAATTCTCCACTAACATTACCAGACACCTCTAAAAAGGTCCATGGATTCTGAGGGTCTCTTTCCTCATCGTTTTCCTGCACAGTCCCGTACTGAATAGTTACTTCTAAAAAATCCTCATAGGTTCCAGACGGAGCATTTGAGTCTACAGCAAACGGATCAACTGGTAACCCCCCAACCAATCCTTTCGCTTGTACCTTTTGAGCTACAAGAGTAGGAAGTCCCGGCATGTAATACCGCCTAGGATAAAATATGGAACCCATAAATACATATGATAATGGAAAACATTCAGTAACAAAACTAGTGAGATTAGAAGCTTGAATAATGACTACATCTTTACCAGAAGCCTCATCCGGCCCAAAATCGTAGTCGGTGGTTTTCAACCTAAAGGGAATACCCCCTGGAGTGGATCGCCTCCAAGTAGATGTATCTTCATTCATATCAAGTTATTCCACTATGTGCCCATTACAGCAGTTATTTGTGTAGGGTGATTAGTTATTTTCGTTTTTTCGTGCTCGACTAATTGACCTAATAATACAACGGCTTGGCTCATTCCTTCAGCGGTCAATCTTGGATATTTATCGGTATCTTTTGCAAGTATCGCATCTTGTATAGAACGTCCCCAATCAGCAAAACCATAACGTCCTTCTTTTACTAAAGGATCGTCTGCCATTAAATCATTCAATTTTTTCTTTAGCCCTTCCACCCCTCGGTCAAACACATCGGGTCCTAACTTATCCAACTCAGGCTTCAAATCCTTGAGGCGATCAAATTCCTCCCTTATGTTCTCTACGGGAGTTCTTAAAGATTCCGAAATTCCTTTAGCTATTTCCCCACGTTTTTCTTGTTTTACAAACCCCTGGTAATCCTCTAATAGCTTTCGCATTACCTTTCTTTGATCTGCCGTTACTCCAGGCAACTTTTCAAACGATCTCACCCCATCCTCTATAGCTTGTTGATGGTCATCCCATCCAGAAGCCATACCTTTAATCTTATACTGCATTTCATCTATTTCTTGTATTGGTCTGGCTAATGTTGTACCCTTAAAAAAGTCCTGTTTCAATTTACTCAAATCATCATCTGAATGACCTGCTAACAATCCTTGATCTTGAAGTAACTTTAACCTTTTACTGTACTCCTTGATTCTTTCCTCTGGATCACGATTTTTACCCAGTTGACTATAAACATCTGCTAAAAATTGGGCGGCCCCCGCAGCCGACTCAAATTCCTCTGTTAATTTTGCACCACCACCACCACCCTCGGGCATTTGTTCTAATTGACGTTTCCAAGTATCGAGCATAGGATCGGGTTTTGTACCCCGAGGAAATCGTTCTGGGTGTTCTTCCTTCTCAGTTTCTATTGCAATTTTATCTTTTAAATCTTTCCTTCGATTAGGACGATTTCTTGTTTCTGATAACATATTACGAAATCGTTTAGTTATCATTTCTGGAATATCACTTAACACACTTTGTAATTCTTGGAACGATTCTGTTAATTGATTTACTTCTGTTGTAATTGGACTAATCACTTCAGAACATTTGCCCAATTTAGTCATATCATTGCTTGCACTTTTGATTTCTTGTTTTGAGTCTGCTAAAGCTACTCCTAAACCAATCGCAGCCGCCGATGCTGCCGCAATTGCCACCCCAACTTTAACCCATCCATACGGACCAGCCAAAGCTACAATAAAAGCAGATGCAACTCCAGCCGCTTTGGTATATGCCGTATAGAGTTTTATAGCTAGATTAACTCCACCAATAGCAAATCTAGCCGATACATACGCTCCTGCTATCATAAGTAACTTACCCAATTGATTACCTAATCCTACAAGTAATGGACCAAACGTTTCCACTAATCTCATTTGCAAACGCACAAACTGAGTCTGTATCGGTATCAATTTCTTACCTAATTCTTCCCTGATATCCCCCAAAACATTTCTTGCTTGTTTCAATGCTCCCGCATCGGTATTAGCCATTGCACCCGCCACGTCACCCAATTGATTTTGAACTATCTCCAAAATCATAGCTTGAGCTTTGGCGAGTTCGTTAGTTTCCACCAACCCCTTAATCATCGTTTTCTGTTCATCACTAAATGAAACACCCGATCGACGTAATCTAGTAATTCCCCTGATAGGATCTTCTAACGCCATACCCAATTGTATGGCTGATGACGATGCCTGTACTCCCATAACTGCCGCTAAATCTAAAGCTACTTTCGTAGCTTCCTTGAATACATCACCAGTTATAGACTTAAAAGTTAGCATTCGGGCTTGTAGCTCTAAAATTTCCTCATCACCCACGGTCGTCATTTTCTGGAACGCACTAGCTTGTTCCCTTAATTGCTTGGCGGTGAACCCAGCAGCCATACCCGTACCCTTTACAACCGCAGCAACCCGGGCCTCTGCATCAATTTGTCGTCCCGCTAGTGCTATCCACTCCTTAGCACGACTCAACAAAACACTAAACCCAATACCAGTACCAATTGTAGCTAAAACTCGATTTATACTGGAAGCCATTGTCTTAGCAGCTCCCACAACTTGGGGCTCAACAGCTTCCATACCTCGACGAACTCCCGACGCATCGGTAGCTACAGTGACATAAGCTTTTGCTAACTCTAAACCCATTCTACTATCCTATCTTTTCTTACCTCTTTTACCCTTACGCTTCTTCTCTTGTTTTTTCACTTCAGCTTCCATCAGACTACGAGCCCGTGATTTCCCTTTAATTGTCGCTACCATTGGTGTTCCATCCGAAGCCCGACCCTTCAAACGACCTTGATCATCCTGTTTTAGAGACACTAAAGCTTCCACAGCATCAATATCCTCTGTCGGTTTATCTCTGGACCCCCTCAACAATTTAATGTCACACAATCTTCCATGAATCTGATCCAAAGTCCACTGCCCAATCTCTCTCATTGAATAACCCCCACCTCCATTCCAGGGGTTTTCACATAAAACCCTAAAATCGTAAGCCGTCAATCCCCCTAAAAGCCCACCAGTCTTAACGATCTCATCCGATTCATCGTCTTGACGGCGCAGATCGGCGAGCTTCATATATTTCCCAATGCTGGGGCAGTAATTTTTTCCACCTTCCTAACAGCCTCCGTAATCTCTCCAAAACTCCACTGAGCTACTTTAGCCCTAGTAATATCAGGATGTTCATACTTAATCGAACTAGTGATAAAACTAACCATTCCAGCCATGCAGGCCGTTGACCACCACTGGTCATATCTAATCAATCCCTCTCGGGGTTTTTGACCACACAACTTTTTAATCTGTCCTGGGGTAATTCGCCCCTGATCCAAGGATGTATTCAAAAGAGCCCTAATACGCTTGTGTTCTTCTTCGTCTGTCTTTCCCAAACCATCCAGTTGAAACTCCTCAATCAACCAAATCTTAACTTCATCCGTCATTGTGAGATTGGATACATCATATGCTTTCTTATAGGGTAAATCATCTAAACCCCAAGCAGCCACTTTCCGTAATTCTGCTTGAATAAGCTCCTGGGCGTTTTCTCCTAAAGCTTCAACATTTTGGACAAACGCTCTTATGTACTGATTTCTATAGTAGTCTAAAGCTTCCCGCTCTAAATCTACTAAATGTTGAGCCACTACAGGTCTCAAACGATATTTAGTCTCCTCCCCATTTTCTACCACTGTAATTATTTCACAAGCCGCTAACAACCGTGCTTCCCTATCACCACTCGACATGATATTCCCCTGTAAAACAAGTAAAAAAAACCCCGTGCGAAGTCGGAGTGGACCTGCTAGAATCCCCCGACCCCGACGGGGTCCAATCAATTTAGTTCAAAGCAGGTCCCAATTCATTACCCTAAGTTGGAAGTGTTCGTGTTACAGCCCCAGATTCTCCCGGATAGTAGAATACCCCATCGGCCCCCCAGCTCGAAGTCCATCCCACTACCTCCTCAGATTCAATATTCACTGTCAACTGAAAATTGTCACACATTGCTCTAGGAAAATCCCAATAAAGAGATGCAGCATTTAACCAAAGGACCGCAACTAGAATATCCTCTGGTTGAAACAAATCATACTGCTCATCGGCCACATCAAACTTTCCCTCGGCTGTAAACGTACCGTCTTTCCTCCCTGCTTTGCGATTTGTAAATCCTGCACTATCTGAATCTCCCCATTCGGATTTGGTCGCAAGCGTACGACTCACTTGCCATTGAGTTGCACGAGCTACCAGAGAAGACCCTACAACAAACTTCCCATTTCGCCCGGCTAAAGCGGTTTCACCAGACATAAAAATCACTCCTTTTTATGGTCCAGAAGAACTACTGGAGCTTTCACTGGACGAACTACTTGATTGACTAGAAGATGAACTACTATTACTGGAGCTTTCACTAGACGAACTACTTGATTGACTGGAAGATGAACTAGAGGATTGACTGGAAGATGATGATGACGATGACGATTGACTAGAGCTAGAACTACTAGAATCATCGTCGTCATGTCTTGCCATTAAATAGATGGAGTATTCAACTGATCCACCGTTTGCTGTCAATTTGATACGATGATTACTAGCGTCTGCTACATCAAATCCAGCCTCGGCCAATTGAAGCTTGAAAATAACCCCCTGCCCTCTCAAAGCCCCACCAGTAGCAACCGTATGGGTTCCTATTGGAGTCCACCCATTGACTGCATCGGGCTCGATTTCCAAAATACCTGCATCATCGACATCATTCTCATTAACAATGAAAATACCCACAATCTCTTCAAAAATAATTGCTTGACCTACTCCGTCTACTCCAGCACCCCCACCAATATTAACAGTCCCCAAATCATATAGGTCTAAAACCTCACTAGCTCCGCTGGTCAGTGATCGACTTTTAGATTGCCACGCTCGATTGTACTGATTTGCATTTACACCATCTGAAAGAACACTACCCGTTTTAGAGAATGAAACACTAGGGTGTCCAATGGTTGATTTTGTTGAATCCGTCAGTAGATTATTCAACATTCCCGCAATTCTTACGGAAATACTCATTCCAGACATCGAACGTGTACCCATGAATTTCCCCTAGGATTGTACGGGAATATCTACTTGGAATAAATATGAGATAACCCACTCGTAGTGATCATCTCCCGAATTCACCCCATAGTCATTCTCGCATTGTGTAATTAGATGATTACCATTATCTAATGTAAGAGCTACTGGAGACTCAGTTGGGTGTCCCCCAAAAATCTCCATCACCTTTTGTGCTAGTGCAGATGAAATAGTCTTAGGGGACCGGTTATCTCCGTCAATGTCACGAGCCATTATCCTAAAGTTGATTGGAATGGTTACTATACACCACTTACTCGTAGCATCTCTAACCATTCTACTATTAACTGTCCCCGGTAAAATCTCTAGCACACAATATGGAAAAGGTTGTCCCCCACCAGCCTTATTATCATGTAATACTGGGAACTCATCGTTATGTCCAGATTTCCATAAAGCTTTGAACTCAGTATTAAGGGTACTAGCATCCCAAGCAACTGTTATCGCTTTTAGTAGGTCAGACGACCCCGCCATATAAACACACTAAGTGGGAATCGGACCCGTTAGTATTCGACGAATCCTTCCCAACTCCTCTTCATGGGTACGTACCAAGAATGACCGATTCATCCCAGTTTCTAGAATCAACCCGTAATCTAGTGGGGTCCCTACATACCCCATATAAACCCCTTGTCTACGTTCAATTACTTCAGAAAAAACCGTTTTCAGTAATTGGGTGGTTTCTGCATGGGGAAATTCCCCGGGCTTGCTTCTACCAGTAACAACTCTCCCACCTCTAGGTCCCTTAGACTTTACAACTGCTGTGGAAATATTCCTAATGACTTTACTCTTGAGGTGTTCAGTAGCTATCTGAACTCGACTACGCATTGACATAGTTACTTTACTACAAACCTCATCAATAAACCATTCAATACGAACACCACTAGTACCTCGACGCGACCGAGCACTTAATACAGCACTTGATACTTGAGGAGTTGTTACTACCACAAATTCACCCAGCAACTTGGTTCAATTTTTCTACCCAAGCATCATATTGATCTTCAAATATAGGTTGGTGCCAATTACCCATGTTCATACCGTTAAGCAAATAGCGTCCCGGCATATCATTGACATCTTCCAAAGTGGGCTTAATACCCTTAACTACTGTCATATCCCCGGACTCGATAAAAGACACCAACTCCCTACATAGAGTTTTTAACTGATGTGGATTAAGTATCCCTTTTGCAGGTGGAACTCCACTCAATTTCTCTCTAACCCGTGTACCCCACCTAAGTGCAAGAGCCTTACGAATAACCCCCAACAACCTTTCCTTCTTATAGAGCGGGTCAGTCAACTCCCAAACACCCTTAATAGAATCAACCGTAAGGAATTGACCCTGAGTTTCTGGAATACCTTCAATCAGAGAATTAGAAGCTGGTCGTGTAGTCTGATCATCATCGAACAATTCTGGATCATACTGTTTGTCGAACACTCGCTTCACTGCCCGAATCGCACTACGCATCCGAACAGCCCCAATATTTTGAACCAGTAGATCACCCCCTCGAATAGAAGTGGCTTCGACAGTAAACGATGGAATCATAGTAACTGATTTCGACATTATACTTTCCCCTAGTACAGCTTTCCATTAGAGTTAAAACAGCTCCGCCGTTGGAGGAAAGCGTAGAACCAACGGCGGAGCGTACCAGGGGGGAAGACATTATGCAGGAGCCGTAGTTGTGACCGCTGCCACTGCCCCTCGCTCAATTTGTCCACCGTAGCGAGCCATCACTACGATTAGCATTTCGTTGTTACGCATCAAGGTAATCCCTTCGGTACTTGTGCGTACGGTAAATCCCTTACGACGATACATTCGATACTTAGCGAGAATCGCGTAGAATACCTGAGTATTCGCAAGGGCCTCATTGATCTTATAGGGACGATCCATCCAAACGAACGAACGATAACCCGTTCCCTCCATGCCAGACATTCCACCACCCAAACGACGAGCGTCGTTTGTTCCTACATTAATTGCACGGGCTCTCTGGTAACTGGTTTCCGTTCCACAGAATACCGCAGAATTCATCAAATTGGGTTTGTGTTCGGCCTTGGAAACCGAAAACATCAACGACTCATAGTTACCTAACGAAGTTGCCCCACCCCAGGCAACCGTAGTTGCCCCAGAATTCATAACACCCTGTGGCTGGGTGGTTCCATTACCTACAGAAATCACGTCATCCAAATCTTCCAGCAGACGTTCACCATATTGATTGGTAATGATTCGGCCAAACTCCAGAGGAGTATCCTCCATAAAGTCCAAACCGATTTGAACCGCACCCTCCCAACGATAAACAGTAGTGTTAAACGCTGCAACATAGTTAGTCGTGTTGAACAAAGCAATTGCACTAGCATCAACACCACCCCACGATCCCGTCACCGTGTCAACCGACACCCCTTCAATGCGTCGGCCCCTTGACAAGGGAATTTCATTTACAAGAGGGTACAACTCCCCAAACAACAAGGGGGTTTGAATTACCTGATCGTCAAAAACAATTGGGGCAGCTTCAAGTCCACCACTACCACCAACAGCATCATCAATCAGGGTCTTAACCCCACCACGATAACCCTTCGTAATTCTCGGCTTGTGATCGTCCGAATCATCCCATTCACCCTTTTCACACAAATGGTGCAATAGGTTCTTGTCCTCATCCGGTAGCATTTCCCAAGCTCTGTGGGGTGAACCCGCAATACGTGAAGTTTTACTAGCCAATTGGAACTTGGCCCAAGCACCACACAACGCCATATCGAAATCCGATCCTTCGTACAACTTTCGGCCATGAGCCATAACCGATTGTCCAGCCTTTGGATGAGGCGTCCCGGCCTTAGTCCTTTCTGGATAGGTCAAATCGTACCGCTTCGTATTATACTTCTCATCCATACCCTTCATACGAGACATCGATTTTCCATCTCCAGTATAAGTTGGGGTTCCACCCATCTTACTGATTGATTCACTGACATCTTTCACCCCGGACAAATCAGAGGGGGGTTGATCCCCCGATTGAGTGCCAACAGATTTCTTGGGGTCTTCATTATCCAATACCTTTTTAGGCTTTTTCTTTTCGTCCTCATCCTCATCCTCATCCTCGTCCTCGTCCTTGACCTTCGGAGGAGGTTTTGCCTTAGTACGATCCGACTTCAACTCATCTACATCTATCTTCATTACCTTCACCAGATCAATCAATTCCTTCACCAGATCGATCTTTTCGTCCTTTGTCATACGCCGAAATTCTTCCGGGGTTAATGTACCATCAGCAAGCGCCTTGCCGGCCGCCTTGCGGAAGTCCTCATCGGTTGCTGTAGGTTCCACTTCCTGGTGCTCCACCAACCAACTCCTAAGTTTCGTCGTAATCTCAATCATCTTGTTCCCTTTTACCTAAAGGAATTTCTTTTGAACTAATTATTTCAAGTCACAAGGCTAGAGTATTTATCTGCTAATATTGCGTCAGCTTGATTCCCTTCCAGAACACCCAAAACGAGTTTTACCAGTATGAAATCATCTGTGTCCCCTTTAGTAAAGAGGATGCCAATCGCCCGTTTAACTGAAATGTCTCCCGGCTGGTTTTTATCTACCAGTTGTTTAACTTGCTTTGATTCCCCTAGAGAAGACAACACTTGATTCAATCTACTAGTAGATTGGTTCAACAATGCTTTGCAGGGTCGAGTCAACCCATCCATTCCTACCGCTTCCTTTAAGTCATCAACCGTTTCTCTAATTCGACTTTCATTCTGGGTTGACAACACCCGACCTTTCTTCTCCCCCCTTGTATTCGACTTAGTAATATCGATTGAAACTGTTACCAATACGTAATCCTCAGAAAACTTTAGGGTGTTCTCTTCAATCGTCCACATAAAACGATAATGAGTTCGATCCCCACTTTGTTGGCGCTCAACAGTTACAAGTAAACTATCCGGAAATGTTGCCTCTAAAAACACCCAATCGTTTACTTCCGCTAATCCTAGTCCCTTAACATGGGGCACTATAGTTACACGAATTCTCTCTAACAAATCCTCGAATGATCCAGAAATAGGGCCATAAAACTTTTCACTTGGAGGACCAACTTGAGTCTTATCCCCTATTACTTCGTTGTCACCGGTCTCGCGCTCTTTTCCTTCGGAGGCACCCGCATTGGCTTCTTTTGGTGTACTGGAGTCGTCCGATTTTCCTTCTGATTCCTTTTCGCATCCGGACTGGTTTTCACTTTTTACCTCCTGGTTATTAACTACCACCTTCAAATCCAAAGTGACGGGAACTCTAGTAGGAGTATCCGACCTCAAACGTTCACCATATTGTTTCATAACGGTGCTGGTGAGTTTCCCACCCTCTACAAGCGACAACAATACCTCTTGAGTCTCAGCATCAACATTAGCAGGAACACTCACCAGGGATTCCTCTAGGATCTCCCCCTTTTTCACATCGTAACCACCACCACTGACACTCTTACCTAAATCCTCAAATTCAGTAGCTCTAAATCCGTGAGAGAAACGCCCCATACCATTATCTACCATAACGGCTGAATCATGACACAAATCGTTAATATCGACAATGGCTGAGATTACTACCAATTTAGATTCATCGTGAGAAACCACTCCAAGCATTTTACCAATGGGCATGGTGTGAACATGCTGCCAAAGCAAAAGCATCTTAGGATCAACTTTGAATCCACCCGTTCTCAGTACATCCTCATCACGATCCTTCCGACTAGTAGTAAGTACATGGCGAAAAACCATCAGGGTATCTTTAGGTAAATCCAACTGACCACTCAACTTAGAATAGTCATCCTTGGTCTTCTCCTCGATCTCCATTTCGGAGTTACCATAGACCAAAGTCTGAGCCGCCTTTTGCAGCACATCATTATAACTGGTATGAAGACCACCAGAGTTACTGCAAAAATGACGGTAACAAGCTTGAATGCCCAAAGCCTGCTCAACTGTTTTAACAAATCGATCCGCTGTAAGAATACCGTAGGCAAATTCGGTTTTCTTTTTAACTCTAGATCGAACTGCATCAAGCAGTAATTCGTTTGGGGTTTTCAATTTATTGGCCTTTGGAAAAAATAATATGATAAATCGCAGACGTTTTCTTACAATCGTTGACAATTCCTTGGTCTAAGACACAAGGAATATATCCATCTACGAAATTATCACTGGTTTCACTATCACCAGTTAAAACACTAAATGTCCCTACCCGCTGAGTAATGAACACCAAGAGTGGTATTTTCGGCTGATCCCTTCGTAAATCTAATCCTACGCAAATCCTCCAGTAGAAATTCCTCGGGTGCCAACCCCACATGTAAAACCATTCCAACGGAATGACTAGGCTTAGACAAATCCATCGTATACCGAACAGACCCGGAACCCGCTTGTAAACAAACCTTAGTAGCATTTGCGGGAATCGTCAAATCCCCCGCACCTTTTACATGCTTGTCTACGTCGACTTGTTCGTAGGATAAAAACACTAGTCACCCTCCACATCAACCAAAGTAGCTGCAAACTCCGCAGATACCCTAGTAAGAAGAGTTGCAAACAATCGCTTTACGAACTTACGATCTTTTTTATATTTTTCATCACCGGTTCCGACTGCCGTCAAAAATCTTCCGACATCGTGGAAGTTAGGTCGCTGGTCGATTATCTTACTGGAGTGTTTGAATGGGACAGTTTCCGTACCCAACTTTACACCCAAATTCACCAAACAATCACGAGTCATTACGGCTAACGCAACGACCTCTTCCTCCGAACCAAAAAAGACCATCCCCAAAACCCTGGGGCGATCAACCGAAAGTTTTACGTTGTCGGGCATCGACATTAGAACTTTCTCCTTGACATCTGGTTTTCGTATTTCCAAGTGTACAGTTTCATCACCTATAAAAACCGAATCTGAACCAACATACCTTGCCTTGCTTTGGTGCCGATTCCATTTATCTACCAGAGTATTCACGGCTGACTCTGAGACGACCACGACGAACTAGAGTGACTACTAGAACTAGAACTGGAGTGACTACTAGAACTAGAACTGGAAGAACTACTGAAACTCGAAGACGACTCACTGCTGGTAGATTGACTACTAGAGGATTCACTACTAGAGGATTCACTAGATGAACTACTACTACTAGAGGATTCACTAGATTCGCTACTTGTTGATCGGCTAGACGAACTTGACGACTCACTACTGGTGGAAAGACTTGAACTACTAGTAGAAAGACTCGACGAACTGCTATTCGACGAACTAGAGCTACTGGTAGAAATACTGGACGAGCTACTAGAACTACTATTCGACGAACTAGAGCTACTGGTAGAAATACTGGACGAGCTTGACGATCCAGAAGAGAACGACGTACTAGACCACGACGAACTAGAATGACTACTAGTGGAAGAACTGGAGGAGCTACTAGACAAATCCTCCATAGAAAGAATCTGCAAACGATCCAACGTTCGGGGGCCGGGAAACTGCAAACTTCCCGTATGGAAATTCAAGAAGTCTGGATCACTCTTTACTCCACTTGCACTAGTATCAACTAACCTAGCCTGATAGATTGTATTATGAGGTAACTCTACGGTCACAGACGTGCTTGTAGACCCCACTCCAGTATCATACGTTGGAGTGATTGCAGAATCATCTCCTGCCCGACTCATCCGAGTAATCGTCAAGACTCTTGAGGCAAGATTGACCGCCGGACCTAGATAGAATGTAACATTTACACCCATTAGTCCTTATCTCCTATAAAAAAAAATCGCGGAACACATAACCCCTACAAAGGGATGACATGCGCCGCGACCTCGGCTTCCCCGACGGTTCTGAACGCCCTTCTTTCTTCAGCTCGCGAGTAATTGTATCAAATTTACTCCCCGAAGCAAACCCCGTTTTGTGATCCTTGAGGTCTTTTTGAAACTTTGCTCGGTTCCGGTCGTCTATAATGGTTGCTTACAACTTGACAATGCACTAAATTAGAGTTATTTCCCCTAACCTCTAACTTTATAGTAAAATCAACCCCCTTCATCATAGCATCAACAAAGTCCTCCTCAAAGTCCTTCATTGATTTCATGAATTCAACCAATGATACATCATCTGGTAGAACATCCCTAAAGTTTTTGGTCATGTCTCACAACTTCCAAATCAAATTGGGTTAAATCTACCAGAATAATCTCAACACAATTTCCAGCCCACCGTTGAACCGTTCGCTTTAACTTCTTTTTTTGATCCCGATCCAATTGACCATGAACCCGAACTATAATACGATCTCCCGCTTGAAATGTCAATCTATGACACTGAACATCAGCCAATTTAGGAACGTGACTACCCACTAGTCTTTCCACTTCAATATAGGAGGACTACCATCTTGACCCCTTAACTCATGATGAATATCTACAGTCCACTGAGCTATCGTCCGACAAGCCGATATTTCTTTAGCAGTATGTCGAAAATCATTCCTAGAATGACGTACCCTCATACATCGCCACAAGTAGAAATCAGAATCCAAGCTTTTCGGAATAGGTAGATTTTCCCCATGGTTTCTAGCGTACAACTCACAAATTGTAAGAAATCCTTTCTCTACCATATAAGCTAACGTAATATCATCCCTGGTACTTTGCACCAAACGATTTCCATGCCTAAACAATTTACCATTCTTCTTGTACCCCATCATCACTCCCTGGTAGAAACCCTCCGGTTGTAATCATATAATAGTTGCAATGCGTCATTATCCTGCATTCCAAATTCTGTAGTAATTGAACACTGACAGTGACATCGTTCCGACGCAGGTAGACTAATATGTCCAGGCCATGGTATTTTGTACCCACTCAAATCCCACATACCATTTTCGTCTTCAGGTACACCATCCAGGTCTGCATGAGTATCCCTAGTGGTATTACCCAAAATACTTAACCACACTTGCTTTATCGGAACTTGTGGACCCAATTCCTCTTTAAGATGATCCACCGCCTGTTTTCGTGCTCCATTTAACGCATTGGCTGATTCTGTTCTAGCAATATTCTCTGAACGCCATCTGGCATATCGAAACCCCCTACCTAGAAAATACTCACGCATTCCAACAGAAATTCTTTTAATACTCCACCCGTCTTTTAGTCCCTGTGTCACATATCGTTCTGCATCTCCCATGGTTGTCACCGATATGTCATCCCAATAATCTTGATTGAAACTCTTGGTTAGTTGTGTAGCAATAGCCGATTTCATCCATGGGGGTAACTCCGATAATATTCCCATTGGGGTTCCAGAGAGAGTGAAAACTTCCTCTAGAGCATACCAATCAGTAGAGTTATTAACAGCCCACTCAGCGGCGGTCGATGCCTTTTCAGGGTTTACCCTAATGTCAACCCCAATAGACATAAGATGAGTAACCGCCGCCTCGGCCATATTTCGAGCCAAAATCGGAAGCATAACGTTTATCAATTGATCACGCCACTGCTTTGGATCGAAAATCAATTGCATTAAAGCTTGTGCTTCGTCATCACTCGCCATTGGTATTACTCGTCTCTTCCGTGATATCTATATTAAGGCCACAGCCATCTGTTACCACCAATACATCCTGATTATCACTACGTTTAGAAACAACCTGAACAATCTCCATGGCAACTGCTAGAGTATTTGAATTAGGAGGGCTTGACTTTATAGCTTCATCCAACTGATCCAAAAACACACCTAAATCATAAATGGTTCCTACATCAACAAATTCCCTTACCAATGGAACCTCCACAGATTCCGGTAAACCTCTAACCCAATCAGCAAATTCATACCACCCCTCATTAGAAGCAATTTGACCAAAACCTTCGCTCTTTTCATCCTGATCGATCAAGTAAGCTTCAAAAGACATAAAATCACCCTAACCTTTATTCATCTGAATCATCGATCGTTGTTGAGGTATTACCCTCAATGTCTAACTTTTTTAGTCTACTACAAATTAACTCTACTTGAGCAACAAAAAAGGGTACTAGAGATTCTTGAATCTCATCCTCTACCTTTCTAGTTTGTTGAATTGCGAGAGTTCGATGTACTTCCTTTTGTACTAGTCTACGAGCCCTGATTGTAACTTTACGAAGTTTTGTCAAAGTATTCTGAGCTATTACGGATCTACGTCCCATAGTGTCTAACCCCTACCCAAATCCTTTAGCCCATTCACCTTGACCTTTAGCAGATTGTGGCAAATCAGCGTTGTCTTGACTAATCAATCTACGCACTTCGGATAAACTACTGCAAGCGTACATAGACCCTAATCGGTATGCCCCTGCACCACGTTTGTAATAGTATCGATTTCCACTGTACTGTTCAGAATGTTTCCCCCCATCAAAACTATCACGATCATCTACTAACACCGTATGAACAACCCTCGACTGATCTTTTTTCTTCCATGATTCTTTTCGCCTACGAGATTCTGGGTGCATCGTAATTTTATCGTTATCATTATCCATAAACGTCTTTACTTCAATTCCATGAACCTTACCCTTTTTTCTACTAATAACATCCATCGGTTGATTATCGTTTAGAGCTTTACCTCCAACAGCCTTCGCTACTCGTTTTTCGTTGCTTCTTCCATTTTGTTGTTTCTCTACGGTAGAACTCTTATGAGTAGCCTTAGCTCTTTCAGCCCTATCCTTAGAACTCTTCTTCTTGCTCGAAAACGAACCGGATGATTGCCCTTCACCACTACCAGAACCAAACCTACCACTGGAAGGATCACGGTTAGGGTTATTCTTCGACAAATCACTGACCTGACCATGTTTTTCAGGTGGGTGTTTTTCACCCAAAAAGTTCAAAACACCAGACATTTTATGTAACTCACCAATTACTGATCGGAAGCCTTCAATAACATCATCCATAAATTTCAATTCTGTATCGATCCGATTCATCAAATCAGACACATTTGTATCATCACTCTTAAACCCTGAAGACATACTCCTTGCACGACTTTGACTTTCTGCCAGTTGCTTTTTCAAATTAGTCAGACGTGCTTTTCCTTTCTCCTGAGACCTTTTCAACATTACTATCTTATCATCCAACTGACCAAGCCTATCCTCTATAACCTCTAATTTCTTCTTTCTAGCAGCAACTTGGTTTGACTGTTTAGCCTTAACTTCCTTCAATTCATCCCTTACTTTATCAGCCGCTTTCTTGGCTTTCCTAACCTCCCTATCGGCCTCTGCTTGTGTTCCTTCTATTCGATCACTATAACTCTCTTTACCCCCAGGTGAACCCCCTGATCTAGGATTCACATCACCTCCAGAATCACCTCCAGAACCGTCACCAGAATCACCTCCAGAACCACCTCCAGAACCGCCTCCAGAACCAAACCTACCACTGGAAGGATCACGGTTAGGGTTATACTTCAACAAATCACTAGCCAACTCCAACGACTTTTGTAGCAACATTGTTGAAGACTCTAAAGCTTTTACAGTCTCATCAATTTCCTCAACTTCTTCAGGGAGGTCGTCTTCTTCTCTTTTGGGTTTATCAGACTTAGGAGGTTCAATGGGTTTCAATCCGATTCCCGCTATAGCTTTCGCCCTTTCACCCGATAGCCCATATGAAATAAGTAGAGCTTCAGCTTGCTCTGGTCGAATTTTACCATCTCCCAGATGTTGTACTACCTGATTCACAGCATTGGCAATCCCCGGGTGAATTGCCGCCTCATTCAAATCATCATCGGGGCCAAATCCAGCCTCCGCCCTCAACTCATTTTGAGTAACATCCCCATTCTTACGCATCGCTAAAAGCATGGATTGCCTTAGTGATGGGTCCTGGGGTATTTTTTTCTCCCACCAAACAACAATCCTACTTTTAGTATCAAAACCCCTCAAAAAATTAGTCAGTACATTACCCAGCAAATCCAAAATAGTATTAACTCTAGAGAAAAACCTCTTTTCGATATTCACAACTTGAGCATATCCCCCCACACCTACCGGCTCCCCTAGAATATAAGGATGCACAGCAAAAGCACTCAAAATCCTAGTACGTACTGCCCCCTCACTTTTCTCCCAACCCATTTCAGTTGAAGTAGCACTAATACGATCAATTCGTTCAATCAATCCATCTAGGATCAAAGGTTCCCCATAATTGAAAACCCCCTGAACGTGTTTAGCAATAGCAGATCGAATCTGTCGTCGTTGTTCGGGCCGAAAAACAGGTCGACCCTTTGTATCTACCATCATCTCTTGCTGACCGGCGGTAATCACAATAGATGGAAATACACCATTATGGAAAAATCTCTCCTGCGAAGTCTGTATGTGATCCTCAATACGAAGGGCAAGAATCTGCGAACCGGCTGGGGCTTTAGCACTTAACGGATCACTGGGATCAGGAAGATGAGCAAACGCTACCTGTTTTCGATCCAATTCCTCCCCTATACCACCCTTTTTAGGATTGCTCAACATGAACTTCGCAAAGGGAGTGGGATCATGAACTGGAGTAATCCAGGTGGTAGGCAAACAATAGATTTCCACCCCATCTTTTGTTTTGCTTGCCACTATGTAAGACCAACCCGTCAAAAGAAGATTAACCGTAAATGAATAAACAAACTGCCAACGATCTTGAATCACATTAGGTCTTTCCAATAAGTCAATCACCCAATGGTTTTCTAATACATCTAACTCTGTATGGGCAGTTTTGAGTTTTGCACTCTCCGACATAACACCAAAATTTATACCCTTCGTACCTCGCTTGCCCCCTCTGGGTAATACATCCCCCTGCTCTGCCACCATAAAAGGTTGATTTGCAGCTTCTAGAGCAACCGCATTAATAGCCGAATACAACCACCCACGGAAAAGCCCATATCTCTCATGTTGCTTAGAATTATCTTGCATTGACGCAAATACCCCACCTCCCGATGGGACCATCATATCACCCATACTTCCCGATTGCTTCAAATCCATTGCAGCACCATAAGAAGCATGGGAAATATCTCGACTTCTCTGAATAGACTTTTCTAAATAATCCATGGATCAATCATCCGGGGTCACTTGGTTTAGGGGTAGCAGCCCCCCGGCGATACCCCTCAATTGCAGTTTCCGCTTCATAATAAGCCAAACGGCGAGCCGCCTCTTGAGCCATGGTTGGAATAACTACCTCATGTAAAACATAGTTTTCCCGACGTAGAGCCTCTAAAGCGACCTCCGAAGTCTTTAACGCTTTACTAATATCATCCAAAACCTCAGTAGAACCCTTTTCAATTTTATCGAATCGACACTTCAGATCATCAAACTTCCGAGCAAACTTATCATCCAATGCTTTTTGATCATCTTGATATTGACGAAGGGTTTTAGCAACCAAATCATTTAGATGCTTCAACCTATCAACTTCTTTAATTACCGATCGACGATATTTCCATAAATCATGAATTGACCGCTCCGCAGATCGACGTGTAGTTGACTTACGGAACTTCCTTGTTATCCTCAACATCACTTTCAGGGCTTTCCACACTACAATCCTTGTCGGTCTTCTCATTGTCTTCCCCCAAAGTTAATTCACTAATCGCTATATCGGGACCTTCCTCAACCATATCGGAAAACTTGCCGCGGACAAATGCTGCTAACTCCAATGGTTCTGGCTTCTCAGGAGCCTTAGATTCCGGGGCCGAATCCTTCAAGTGAGAATTCAACATCTCGGCGGCATTAGCAAAATCACCAGTAGGAAAATCCCAAGTGGTTCTACCTACCAAATGAACCTTACCATCTTCGACTTTCCAACACGCCACCATCCATTTGGGTGATTTCACAGCATCCATCAATTGCTGTACAACTGAAATCAACGCTCCCACTACCGAATCATGATTTACACTTCCCATGGTCAATTCTCCCTAGTAATCAACAATTCCTGGTAATACACCCAAATCATTCTCATTACACCAAACCCTCAAAGTGCTCTCCAAATTATCAGCAACTTCACTCCCTTGGACATCCCCCGGGGCCCTAGAATTCTCGGGATAATCAAACCCACAACTTTCCCCTAGTTGAATCAAAAACTGTGATCCATTACGTAAATCAACTACTACTGAAGCATCAACAAAAATCTCTGTCTTCACATCCGTTATAGGTTTTTTGAACCTATTGAAATACACCTTGCCCAAAAACACATCACGAGTATGACCCTGTACATTCTCAATGAAATCACTCATCGTAGAACAGACAATTCTCATCTAGTCATCCTCCCCTGAATTTTTACCACACATTACACAGTACAAGATTCCCGATCCAACCGATTTATCTGGGTGTGCATCCGTTAGTACATCCAACTTATCTGGGGAAGACACCACACTACCATTTCTTTTCGTTACAGCAATTTGGTGTCTTCGGGTTAAACCAGGATCATCAGTAAAATAAACCTTGACTCTAAGACTCATTCCTTGCTTACGATAATCATCAACTTCCTGCTGACTAACTGACTGCTCCCAACAATTAACCGTAGATGATACTAAAGTAGAAGTATCCTTTGTCCCCACTAATTCATCTCTAGTGCGTACCCTTCTATAGATTGAACACTCATCGGGCAAATTATCTAGGAGAGTCATATAATCTCATCACCCCCATAATTGCGAAAACCACACAACGTAAACTGAGATTCTCCATCCAACAAATTCTCATCAACATAAACAACACCAGCCTTAGTGGGATCAATTGAATAAGAGTAATCCCCCAAACTTTCACTCGTAATCGCTCCGGCGGCATGTCCAATTTTCGTACCCTTTTTTCGCACTAGTCGTCTTCGTACCCTACGCAACGTCTCAGAAATTACTACCCCCAAAATAGGCGATGCGTCGACTTGATTACTGTCGCCCCGGAACTCGTCATGACTGTAGCCAGCCCAATACACCACCTTTACACAACCGGGGGTTATAGGCCACAAGCCTTGGCTACGAACAATTCCATCCCGACATACAAAGTTTTCGTCAGCATCCTGTCCGTCATAGTTGGGCCAGTAGTCTGTACCCTCTACCTTCAAATGTTCTGCTTCAAATGAACCAACTCGGGTGCCAGCGCGACCGTCATAATCAATCCATAGCTGCATTGCGGGGGATGACCTAATAGGTAATCCCTTTAGCTGCAACTCAGTGGTTTGACCCCCCGAGGACGTTCTCTGATAAGCCTGATTATCATTTACTTCCCAAACGGTTCTAGATCCACCGGCTCCCACCACAGCCAATGGATAATACTCCGTCCGTTCCGAACACACGGGATCATACCCCAAGTAACGCCTCACTAGTCCTTCCACCCTGCGCATGAACGTGGAGACGAGGGCCCTTTCCTCATCCGTCACACTGCCCGATAAGCCCGCCTCAAGCAACACCTCAGACACATCGGCAATGCGCCGGGTGCCTTCCAGGTGAAAGATTTGCTTAGAGACAAGCTTCCACTCCTGTGCGTCCGCGTTGTCGTAATAATCGAAGTAGAGGTTGTACGTCCCCGGGTTGATAGCCCCTAGGTCTGACGCATCTAGGCGAAGGACATTAGTGGCCCCCTTCGTCAGACTGCTTCCATTCGCTGTAGGATCATCACTGGTTACCGTCAGCTTAGCCGTCTGGCCGTCCCTACCAATAATCACCCTAACCTTATCGTTCGCCCCAGGCGTGATTACAGCATCCGACGAATCGAGAATCTGGAGGTTTCGGGTTAGGCCCCGGTTTTGATAGGCATAGATTAGGGTCATTTAGGAACCTCCACTGTTTTTCTCACCGGACCAACTTGAACGTCTGAATTATCGGTGGGTCCAACTTCCTCCAAAGTATTCCCACTAGGTCCTTCGTCGACAACTGAACTACTCACAGGTCCACTAACAATCTGACTATCTCGATTGGGATTACTTCCTTCCTCTATAACATCAGAAAGATTAACCCCACTGATATTGTAACTCTTCGGGTCTCCCGTGTCTGCGCCAACATCACTGTTTGCTGGACCTAAAACCTCTACACTTTTTTTGGTGGGTCCAGTAGATGTGAATGATGATGATGACGATCCCACCGATGATGTAGACTTACTAGCGGGTCCAGTTACAATCACAATTACATCTACAGGAAATTCCAGTAAACCCGTACTGGTACTTGTCGATGAACTACTTTCACTGGAGGTCGACAAGGACGAAGACGAACTGCTCTCGGAAGACTGACTGCTAGTAGAAAAACTGGAAGACTCACTTGATTGTGAACTAGACGAAGAACTAGAGGATTCACTGCTAGAGGATTCACTACTAGAGGATTCACTTGAGGATGAACTACTGGAAGACTCACTTGATTGTGAACTAGACGATGATGATGATGACGATTGACTAGAGCTAGAACTAGACGATGATATACTGCTAGTGGATTGACTTGATTGAGAACTACTACTTGAAAATGACGACTCACTACTAGATGATGACGATTCACTGCTAGTGGAAAGACTAGACGATGACGTACTAGAAGATGTACTGCTAGAAGATTCACTGCTAGTGGAAAGACTAGACGACGACGTACTAGAAGATTCACTGCTAGTGGAAAGACTAGACGACGACGTACTAGAAGATGTACTGCTAGTGGATTGACTGGAGGAAGAGGATTGACTAGAGGAAGATGATTCACTGGACAATGACGACAGACTAGAGGAAGAGGATTGACTAGAGAATGAGGATTCACTTGAGGAAGAGGATTGACTAGAGGTAGATGATTTACTGGATGATGATGATTCACTCGACAAGGAGGAGGATGATGACTGGCTACTAGACAATTCACTGGAAGACGATGACGATTCACTAGACGATGACGATTCACTAGATGATGACGATTCACTGGAAGACGATGACGATTCACTGGAAGACGATGACGATTCACTGCTAGAGGATTCACTTGACGAACTAGAGGATTCACTTGACGAACTAGAGGATTCACTTGAGAATGAACTACTACTTAAACTACTGCTTTCCGACGACTCACTGCTGGTAGATTGACTGGAGGATGACGATGAAACACTACTAGAGGATTCACTTGAGGATGACGATGATTGACTACTAGTGGATTGACTGGATAAACTACTGCTCTCTGATGATTGGCTACTAGACGATGATTTACTACTGGTGGAAAGACTTGACTGAGAACTACTACTAGAAGATTCACTTGAAGAGGAAGACGATTGACTAGATGATGATGTACTAGTTGAACTTTGGCTACTAGTGGAAAGACTTGACTGAGAACTACTACTAGAGGATTCACTTGAAGAGGATTGACTACTGAAGGACGAAGATTCACTACTAGAGGATTCACTTGAGGATGAGGATGACAATGATTGACTACTAGAGGATTCACTTGAGGATGATGACGATTGACTACTAGTGGATTGACTACTTTTTGACGATTGACTACTAGAGGATTCACTTGAAGAGGAAGATTCACTTGACAAACTAGAAGACTTACTACTAGTAGAAAGACTTGACTGAGAACTACTACTAGAGGATTCACTTGAGGATGACGATGACTGACTACTGGTAGATTGACTACTAGAAGATTCACTTGAGGATGACGATGATTGACTAGATGACGATGACGATTGACTACTGGTAGATTGACTTGATTGAGAACTACTACTGGACGATTCACTTGAAGATGACGATGATTGACTAGATGACGATTCACTAGATGATGACGAAGATTCACTGCTAGTGGAAAGACTACTGGACGATTCACTTGAAGATGACGATGACTGACTAGATGACGATTCACTAGATGACGACGTACTAGATGATGACGACGATTGACTACTAGTAGAAAGACTACTAGAGGATTCACTTGAGGATGATGACGATTGACTACTGGACGATTCACTAGATGATGACGACGATTGACTACTAGTAGAAAGACTTGACTGAGAACTACTAGAAGATTCACTTGACAAACTACTGCTTTGAGATGATTCACTTGAGGATGACGATGACTGACTGCTAGAAGATTCACTTGAGGATGACGATTGACTACTGGTGGATTGACTCGACGATTCACTACTACTAGAGGATTCACTTGAGGAAGATTCACTAGAGGAAGATTCACTAGAGGAAGACGATGACTGGCTACTAGTGGATTGACTCGACGATTCACTACTAGTAGAGGACTGACTACTAGAAGATTCACTAGAGGAGGATGATTCACTAGATGGAGAACTACTACTGCTCTCCTCATCCCAAAACTCAAGAAATGAGCTGATTGGTCTGGAAGATATAGGAACACCACTTAACATGGGCGTCTACTCTTTTACCAAGCATTTCCACCAGAGTGATCAAATAGTACCCCCCATTTAGCAGTGCCACCAGCGCAACTTCCAATCAGCACGTCTCCATCGTCTCCCTTGCCGGTTCCGTCGCTCATCCAAATAACGTATTCACCTTCTGTCGGTTCCCTGGGGTCTGCCGTCTTCTCCATACCAGCGATACCCCCATTGACTTGTAGAGGGTAGTGAGCGGCAGCTGTCAGAATGCCTATCTCTCCGCTGTTCTCACATTCAAGTATTCGTGTGGTACCGTAGAAAAAGGCTACTCCATTCCCTACGGCCTGAATTGTCCAGGGAGAAGCCTGGCCCGTATCGTACAAGACGATCCCCGCCTGTAGCGAAGACTCGATAATGAGAAACTTGTCGCACGTTGTACCGGGCGTCAGAGTTGTCGTCCCGATGCCAAAGTTAGTGCCATCGGTATAGAGCGGGCTGTCATCTAGCACAGCCGATTTGTCGTAGGGCAGATAACCCGACGTGAGATTCTCAGTGTGAACGTCGCCCTTGAGATACGTGTCGGTGATGGAGTCGTTTCCAAGCGTGACCGTGTCGGAGCCGTTGCCGGTTGTGTCGTAGCCAATTACGATTTCGTTTTCGATGGCGTCTTCACCCCCGG